CACCAAGCTGGTCCAGGCGCAGTACAGCCGCGTCAAGATCAACCGCAAGATCGGCCCGGTGGCCTCGACCCGCGACGCCTTCCGCAAGGCGGGCCTCAGCCGCGACGCGATGGACCTCGTGGTTGGCCAGCAGGCCGGTGTCGCCATGCAGGTCGACATGGTCAACACGGTCATCCGCTCGCTGCGCGCGGCGCTGACGACCGACCCGGCGACCTACGTGGACGGCGGCACCAGCACGATCAACACGGCGGGCAGCAACGGCCTGGTCGACGCCCTGGCGAAGCGCGGCGACGCGGCAGCCGGGATCGTCTGCTGGATCATGCACTCCAAGGTGTTCTTCAACCTGGTCAAGGAGCAGATCGCGTCCAACATCGACGGCGTGTCGTCGCTGGTGTTCGCCGCGGCCTCGCCGCTGACCCTGGGCCGCCCGGTCCTCGTCACCGACAGCCCCGACCTCGTCGTGGCCAACGGCATCTCGGCGGGCGTCGACGCCTACTTCACCCTGGGCCTCACCGCCGGTGCCGCCCTGATGGAGGAGACCGAGGGCACCGAGGTCATCACCCAGGACGTGACCGGTCAGGAGAACCTGATTGTGCGCATTCAGGGCGAGTACGCCCAGAACATCGGCCTCAAGGGCTACACCTGGGACGTGACCAACGGTGGCGAGAACCCATCCAACGCGGCCCTGGCGACCGGCACCAACTGGGATGTCGTCCTCGCCGACATGAAGGACCGCGCGGGCGTCGCCCTGCGCACCCGCTGACCTGACCAGAGGGCGGGCCCCGGCCCGCCCCGAGGATGAGGCCTGCGCCGCACACGAGGAGTAGCACATGCGACTGACGACCATCCTGTATGCCAGCGCGGCGAACCTCGCCGCGCTCACCGCCGAGGTCGCGCCTGCGCGCAGCGGCGGGCAGCCCATACGTCTGATCGCGCTGGAGGAGTTCCGCGGCGAGACGGAGCAGAACGCCGGTGCGGTGTACATCCAGGTGCCCGAGGGCGCCAGCGACGAGCGCGAGCGCTTCAGCGTGCTGTTCGATGCGATCGCGCAGGCCTACCCCCACCTCAACGTGCGCGAGTACGAGACGGGCGCCTTTGACGTGCGCGAGGAGGAGGACACGCACCACATGATCGCGGCCGACGACGCCCTGCGCGACCTGCGCATGTCGCTGATCGCGGCGGGCGGGTCCGCCCCGGCCAACGCCGACGCCGAGACGCTCAGCAACCTGATTGCGGCGCAGCGCGCGACGCAGGGCCTGGGCAGCCGCACCCCCGTCATGCCGACCCCGGCGACGCAGGGCACGGTCATCCCGGACAGCACGCCGGTCGTACAGCGCCAGGGCGCCGATGCCCTGGTGAGCGAGAGCGCCACCGGCACCTCGCAGGAGGCTCTGCAGCTCGCCCAGGGCGAGGCGGGGCCGGGCTCGGGCCAGACCGACCCGGGAGCGGCGTCGCCCCCGCAGGAGGGTGGTGCGACCGGCGTGGCCACCGGCAGCGACCACAGCACCTTCAGCCCCGCCCAGCAGCAGGACCTGTCCAAGGTGACGACCCACAAGCAGGCCCAGGCGATCGCAGACGCCGAGGGCGTCGACCTCGCCGGCAAGCAGACGGTGGATGACAAGGTCGCCGCCATCAAGGCCGCGCGTGACGCGAAGGCGGCTCAGTAATGGCGGGCGACGACAAGGGGGCGCCCTCGGGCGCCCTGGTCGAGCAGGACACGGCGCAGGTCGTCGTGGACGGCGCGGGCGACGAGGCGGCGACCAGCGAGCCGGTCAAGCTGGAGAAGGGCTGGCTGCACCACCTGGAGTCGGACACCTACCACGAGGTGGACGACAAGGAGGGCGTCCTGGCAGCGTACCCTGGGCAGTACGAGGTCAGCAAGAAACCGTCCGACAGCAAGAAGATTGGCTGGTAACAGCCTCGACGGATGACCCCCGGTGGGTCTAGGGTGGGTCGGCTGCGTTCTGGGTCGCAGTCGGCCCATTCTGCCTGGAGGACCACATGGCGCTGACGGTTGAGACGGGGTTGGGTGTCGCGGGTGCGGACAGCTTCGCGTCCGTCGCCGAGGCCGACAACTTCTGGGGCGGGCGCCCCGAGGCCGGGGCCGCCTGGCTCGCCCTGCCGGTGTCCCGCAAGGAGGAGTACCTGCGCAGCGCGACCGACTATGTCGCAGCGCGCCTCAGCGCCAACGCCCCGCTCGCCTCCCTGGCCTGGCCCTGGGCCGACTACACGGCCACGGCGGCCGACCGCTCCCGCGTGGCCCGCGCCACGATCCTCGCAGCCGACGTTGCGCGCCTCGGCCCCCTGGTCGGCGGTGCGGCCGCGGGCGGACGCATCACCTCGCAGTCCAAGTCCCTGGGCCCCCTGAGCAAGTCCACGACCTTCTCCGACCGCGAGGCGCCCGCAAGCGCCAACGGCCGCGACCTGTCGTTTGTCGACAACCTGCTGGGCACGATCAGCGGCATGTCCGGCGGGGGCGGGTTCGTCATCGGCAGGCGGGCCCGGTCGTGAGCGGCGGGGCCCTCACCGATGAGTTCGTGGCGCTGGCCCAGGAGCTTCTGGCGGAGGACGGCGTGCCCGTCGTGGTGGTTGGACAGCGCCCGGCCATGACGACCTCGGGCGACCGGACCGGAGCCGGTGCTGCGCGGTCCGCCACCGGCATCATCCTGCCGTCGCGGGGCACCACGATCGTGGACGGCGCCGAGAAGGCCAGCGAGCGGGTCATCATGACCCCGGTGGACCCCTGGCCCACGCCGGGCGAGCGCATCCAGGTCAACGGCCGCAGCCTGACGGTCGGCGACGACGGCGCGCGGACCTACGCACCCCAGGGAGTCGCCATCATCCACGACCTGTCGGTGGCGTCGTGAGCGACTACGGCGCCGACATCCGCCGCTTCATGGCGGGCGCCTCCCGCGAGCAGGCAAGCGTGGCGACGCGGGCCGTCAGCCTGCGCGTCCTGTCGGGCGTCGTGCTGCGCACCCCCGTCGACACCGGGCGGGCCCGGGCCAACTGGCAGGCCTCGGTGGGACAAGGCGGCCGCGGTGAGGTCGACGCCGAGGACAAGGGCGGCGGCGCGACGATCGAGCGGGGTGCAGCCGCAATCGGGCAGCAGCGCGGGTTCGAGCAGGTTGTGCTGGAGAACAACCTGCCGTACATCGGCAAGCTGGAGGACGGCAGCAGCCGCCAGGCACCCGACGGCATGGTTGCCAACACGCTCGCCGCCCTGGGCCTCAACCCGGGGAGGGAGCGTTGAACGAGGCAGCCTTCATCGAGGCCCTGCGCACCTACTGGATGACCAGCGGGGCCGCGCTGACGACCCTGGGCGCGTCGCCCGTCGTGGCACTGCAGCTCTGGGAGGACGACGAGGCAGAGCCTGACCCACCCGTCCCCTACCACCGCACCACGATCCGGTCGGCGGGCGCCGCGGCGATCACGGTCGGCCGCACCCGCGAGGAGGTCCGCGGGACGATCCTGGTGCAGGTGTTCGTGCCGCACGACATGGGCCTGGGCCCAGGGGAGCGCCTTGCGTCCGCGGTGTCGAAGAAGTGGCGGGCATTCCGGCACAGCCGGGTCCGCTGCGGCCCGCCCTCGATCGCGGGCCTGTCACGCCAGGGGGCTTTTAATCGGCAGCTGGTTACTATAGGGTGGCGTGCAGACCTGCGGCCAGCCACGGCATGATGGAGTGACACATGGCAGACACCTCTGACGTCCAGCTGGCATTCGCCGTTGACGCCACCCCCAGCGCCGCGATCGGCTCCGGCTTCTCCTGGCAGCTGCTCAACTTCGTGAGCGAGGACATCGACCCGGATGTTGAGACGGCCCAGTCGAAGGTCATCCGCCCTGACGCCTCGCTGAAGGAGGTCCGCCGCATGGCGGAGCGCTCGACGGGCACCCTGTCGATGGAGCTGAGCCGCGACCCTGAGTTTGACACTCTGCTGTCCTATGCCCTGCGCGGGGCCTGGGTGTCGAACACGCTCAAGGCGGGCGTGGCCAAGACGCTGATCGTTGTCGAGGAGCGGACGATGGAGGGCGCGTCGCCCTTCTTCAACCGCTTCCGGGGCTGCCTGCTCAACGGCTTCACGCTCAACGCGACGACCGACGGCATGGTTGACGTCACGTTCCCGGTCCTGGGCCTCCAGATCGAGGACGCGACCGCGATCACGACGACCGCCACCTACGTGGCGGCGGGCACCACCCCGGTGCTCGCGGGTGTCGACTTCACCGGCCTGAGCGACAGCGGCCTGACCACGCAGCTGGACGTTGGCAGCGTGTCGTTCGACATGACGAACAACGGTCGCCAGGACGCCAAGCTGGGCAGCAAGACGCCGCGGTCGGTGAGCTGGGGCAAGCGGACCACCACGATCACCGCCGAGCTGTTCTTTGCCAGCAACGAGGCGCTGCAGCGCTTCAAGGCCGACCCGGTGCGCGCGGTGTCGTTCGGCTTCAAGACGCCTGACGCGACCTCGCAGATCAACTTCAACTGGGGCCGGTGCCGAGCCACCAACTACGGCAAGCCCATCCCCGGCGAGAACCAGACCATCATGGTCCAGGTCGAGTTCACGGCGACGTTTGACCCAACCTCGGCAACCGACTTCAGCATCACCCGCGTCGCGTAAGCGCCGCACAACCCAGGAGCGACCCAGAAGTGAACGACATCACCCAGGACACCGGGGCGGCGCAGGCCGCCCCCATCGACCAGCGCGACCCGCTCGCCGCCTTCAAGCCCTCGGCGAAGGAGAAGGAGGGCGTCAGCGTCGACGTGGAGCACCCGGAGACAGGCGAGGTGCTGATGCGCTTCCGCGTCGCCCGGTTCGGCGGCTCCAACAACGCCAAGATCATCCGCGTCGAACGCGAGCTGAAGGGTCGCATGACGCAGAAGCAGCGCCGGCAGCTCGACAACGGGACGGCCGACCCGGACCTGGTCATGCGCCTCAACCGCATGACGTTCGTGCGCACGACGATCCTGGGCTTTGAGCCGGTCCACCCGGCACTCAAGGAGCGCTACCCGTCCAAGGACGGCCCCGAGGCGCACCCGGTTGTGGACGAGCTTTTCCGCGACTACCCCGGCATGTACGACGCGGTCAGCGAGCTGGCGACTGACGAGGCCAAGTACGCGACCGACGAGACGGCCGACGCAAAAAACGACTGATCGCGCGGCAGGCCTGGGACCTCGACCGGGGGCCCAGGCTGAAGGTCCTCCTTCGTCGTGAGGAGGAGGGCCGCCCCGTCCCCGAGCTGCTGGACCGCCCCGCCCTTGAGCGGTCCGACGACTGGCTCCAGGAGGCCTACGAGCGCCTGGCAACTGAGCGCGGGATCGGCTTTGGGGTGTGGGGCGCGATACCCCATAGTAAAGTGGTGGCCGAGGCGCTAAGGCTGGGGCTGGACGAGGACGCGACCCAGGAGCTGTGGGACGTGGTCAGCGACCTGGACGAGAAGTGGCGCGAGGTGGTCAACACCCCACGCCCGAGCACGGGAGCCGCGGGTGGCAGACTACCGAATCAGGATAGTGGTCGACCCGTCAGGCGCGGCAGCAGGAAGCCGCGCGGCGACACGTGAGGTTGGCGCGATCGGTGACGCGGCCGACCGCGCCAACGACCGCGTCGGCGGCCTCATGGAGGAGCTGCGGGGCCTGGGCGGGGCCCTCAAGGTCGCCGCGGTCGTCGCGGCTGTCACCAAATACGCGCAGATCACGGATGAGATCAAGCAGGCCAACGCGCAGCTGAAGCTGGCCACCAACACGCAGGCCCAGCTCAACGCGGCCCAGGCGAAGGCGTATGCGATCGCGCAGCGCAACGGGACGGCCTACGGCGCCACCGCCACACTGCTGGCCAAGAACCTGAAGGCGGCCAACAGCCTGGGCATCGCCGGGGCCCGGGCGGCCATGATGGCGGGGGCGGCCACGTCCGCGATCGCAGCGGGCCTGCGCGTCTCGGGCACGTCAGCCGAGGAGGCCCAGGGCTCGATCATCCAGCTTGGGCAGGCGCTGGCCTCGGGCACGCTGCGCGGCGACGAGCTGAACAGCGTCATGGAGGGCATGCCCGCGGTCGCCGAGGCCATCGCGAAGGCCATGGGCAAGACGACGGGCGAGCTGCGCGCGCTTGGCGCCGAGGGCAAGCTGACCTCGGGTGAGGTGCTCAAGGCGTTGGTCGCGGCCGCCCCTGGGCTTGAGAAGCTCGCCAGCATGATCCCGCTGACGTTCGGCCAGGCTTTCGAGAAGGTGAAGAACAGCTTTGCGCAGCTGGTCGCAGGGTTCGACACCAACACGTCCCTGGGCGCCGGGATGATCAGCGCCCTTGAGATCGTCAGCAGCGTGCTGGACGCCCTGGCGGCCAACGCGGGGACGGTGAGCAACGTCGTCGTCGGCCTGCTGGTGTCGATGGCTCTCAGGAGCGCGGCGGCCATGATCGCGGCTGGCGTGGCCGCACGCAAGCTCGCTGCCGACAACCTCGCCCTGGCGGCGTCGGCGAACGCCGCGGCCCTGGCGCAGCAGCGGCAGGCGGTGACGAGCCTCGCGGTGGCGCGCGCGGGTGGCAGCATCGGGGGGGCTGGCGTCAAGGCGGCGGCCGCCGAGGTCGTCGCAGCCAGCGCGGCCGTGGCCCAGACCACCAGCGCGCTCCGGGCGGCCGAGGGCGCCGCGGCAGGAGCGGCCGCCCGCTCTGGGCTGTTCGGCACTGCCCTGGTGCGGGCTGCCACCCTGGGCCGCGCGGCGCTCGCCCTGGTCGGCGGGCCCATTGGCCTGGTCATCGCCGGGCTGACCGCCATCACCCTGTTCGCGGGCAAGGCCGCGCTGTCCTTCAAGCCCATCGAGGGCTCTGCCGCCACCGTCGGCGACTACGTCGCCGTGGCATTCGAGGCCGCCCGCGACCGGGTTGCGCAGGTGTTCGCCGACATCGCGGCGTCGTGGGATGAGGCCACGCAGGGCATGTACGGCTCGGTGCGGTCATTCGTCGTGGCGGCGATCGACGCGGCACTGGACATCATCCGCCCGTTCGCCGAGATGGAGGCGGGACTGGAGGGCGTGTTCTACGCCCTGGACGCCGCCGTGACCGGCGTGTGGAACAGCATCCGCGACGCTGCCTATGACGTGTTCGGGCAGGTGTCGTCGTTCGTGGGCGGGGTGGCCTCTGAGGTCGGCGGCTACTTCGCGACCGCCGGGCAGGCCATCTACGACATCGTGTCCAGCCTCGTGAGTGCCATCGTCGGCTTCTTCCAGGGCATGCTGGCGCCCATCTCCTCGGTCGTCAGCACGATCGGCGGGTGGTTCGCGACCCTGGGCGACGGGATCGCGTCCGTGTTCCGCCCGGCCTCGCAGGTCGCCGCCGGGGCCGCCGGGGCCATGGCAAAGCCCGCCCAGGAGGCGGCGGGCAAGGTGGCCAGCGCCTATGAGCAGGGCGCCGCCAGGGCGCGCAAGGCGCTGGCGGGCATCAGCGGCGAGCGCGTCGTGCGTGGGGCCGAGGCCGTCCCCGGGCGCATCCGCCGCGGCATTGGCGACGCCTTCCGCGCGTCGGGCCTGCAGGGGGCCGCCGAGCGCCGCGCGGCCGCGCGCGATGCGGCGAACCAGGGTGGCCTGGGAGCGGTGGGCAAGCCGGTCGACCCCAAGGACAAGGACAAGAAAAAGAAGGGCGCCCACAAGCAGACGTTTGAGGAGATACTGAAGGAGGCGCAGGCCGAGGCCCAGGCGGCGGCCCTGACCACGGCTGAGCGTGAGCGGCAGCAGGCCGTCCTCCAGGCGCAGAAGACACTCAAGCGCGACCTGACGGACGCCGAGAGGGGGCAGCTGACGGCTGCGATCCGGCTGCGTCAGACCAATGAGGCCAACCTGGCGCTCGATGAGGACGCGCGCGACGCGGCCGAGGCGGGCGGGATTGCGCGCACCAAGGCGCTTGCCGAGGCGGCCCGCGCGGCCCGCGACTACCAGCGCGCAGCCGGGCTGGACGCCGAGGCGGCCGTGCAGGAGAAGCTGAACAAGGCGAAGCGGGACGGCATCGCCCTGGACCCGGCGAAGCTCGCCGCCTACGCGCAGGCCGTCCGCATGGCGTCCCTGGAGGCCGACGAGACGAAGCGCCTGGCAACCGAGCGCCAGCGCAACCTCGACCTCGTCAACGCCACGACCGAGGCCCTGGAGGGTGCGGCCCTCGCGCGCGTCCAGGCCGCGGCCAACGCGGCGAAGGGCAGCGACGGGTCGGCGACCGCCGAGAGCATCGCACTTGAGGCCGAGGTCAAGGTGCAGGAGCGCCTGAACGCGGCCAAGCGCGACGGCGTCACGCTGGACGCGGCGAAGGTCGACGCCTACCGCCGCGCGGTCCAGCTCGCCGGGATCGAGGCAGCGACCATCTCGCAGCAGGAGGAGAACCGCCGGGCGCTCCAGGTCATCGCCGACGACGCACGCAAGAGCATGCGGGAGGCGATCAGCGGGGGCATCAACGACGCCCTGGCGGGCAAGCTGAGCATCAAGGGACTCGTCAAGACGTTCGGCGACATCCTGCGCAAGCAGCTGTCCGACCAGATCACCTACGCCATCTTCCAGGGCGGTGTCAGCCAGTCCCAGGTCACGGCCCAGGCGGTCAACCTCGTCACCCCGGCGGCCATCGCGCTCGCCGAGGCCGCACAGCGCCTCGTGTCGGCCGTCCCCTCGGCCGCTAACGACAACCCTGTGGCCCAGGCGATGGACGCAGGGGCCGGGCAGGTCGCGGCGGCCGCGGACGGCCTCACCCGCTCGCTGGACGATGGGGCCTCCGGCATGACGGTTGCCCTCGGCGGCCTGATCGGCGCCCTGGGCCTCGGGGGGCGGGGCGTCCGTGCGCAGGGAGGCGCCCAGGGGATGCAGGGCGGACTCGGCAGGCTACTAGGCCCGCAAGGGCCGCTCAGTGGCGCTGCGGACAAGCTCGCTGGCCTCCTCAACATCCAGAAGAAGGTTGTGGACGGCAAGACGCAGTCGGCGGGGTCGGTCCTCGGCGGAAAGCTCATGAGCGGTGCCGCGATCGGCGGGGTGTCCGGCATGCTGCCGGGGCTGTTCGGGGCCAAGACCAGCTCGACCGGCAGCATGCTAGGCGGCATGGCGGGCTCGCTGGTCGGCGGCCCGGTCGGCGCCGCAATCGGCGGGGCCATCGGCTCCGTCCTGGGCGGGCTGCTCAAGAAGAACAAGCAGGCCTCCACCACCATCGAGGTCGTCAACGGCGTGGCCCAGGCGGGTGCGACGAAGGGGACGGGCGGGGCGGCCAACAAGACCTCCAGCGCACTCGCCGGCAGTGTCGCCGACCAGCTGAACAGCATGGCCAAGACCCTGGGCGCGGGCCTGGGCAGCGTCGGCGTGTCCGTCGGCTACCGGCCGGGCCACAAGGAGGGCGCCTACCGCGTCGACACGACCGGGGCGGGCAAGGTGACGGGTGTGCAGGCGTTCGAGAGCCAGGAGGACGCGATTGAGTTCGCCGTGAAGACTGCGATCAGCAAGGGCGTGTTCACCGGGCTGAGCAAGGGCGTGGCTGACGCAATCTCGTCGGGCGCGGCCACCGTGGAGCAGGCGGCCGAGTTCATGACCTCGCGCAAGGACGTGGACCGCCAGGTCAAGGCGCTGACCGACCCAGTCGGGGCCGCGATTGACGAGCTGGACGACCGCTTCAACGCCCTGCGCGCGCAGTACAAGACGTTCGGCGAGGACACCACCAACCTGGAGAAGCTGTACCAGGACCAGCGCCTGAAGACGATCCAGGAGGCCACCAGCAAGGAGCTGGACACCATCCGCTCCTTCCGCGACGAGCTGCGCGGCGGCTCCCTGGGCAACCGCTCGCTGTCTGAGCAGGTGTCGTTCCAGGACAGGGCCTTCAGCGCGATCGAGCAGGCGAAGGCCTCGGGGCAGAAGGTCAGCTACGACGACGTGAACAGTGTGGGCCGCGCCCTGCTGGACGCGACGCGCGAGCTGGAGGGCAACACCCCGGCCTACCAGGCCCAGGTCGACCGCGTGATGAAGCTGCTGGACGGCCTGATCAGCGACAGCGGGGCGGCCAACGTGTCGACCCTGCCGCAGGCCGTCGACACGGCGCCCATCGTCAGCGCAGCCAGTGCGACGACGGCGGCCGTGCAGGAGCAGACGGACGCCCTGGTGGAGAACGGCAACGCCATAGGGCAGGCGATCGTCCGCATGTCTGCTGACCTCGGGTCGCGGCTTGATGCCCTGGGCTCGCGCGGCTATGGAGGGGGAGGCCTCCAGGCCAACTTCAATACGCAGGCCTTCTGATGATCACCTACCTAGTTGAGCTGCTGCCCGCCCTGAAGACGACCGGGGCCGTGCAGGTGCTGCGCTACTCCAGCGACCCGGGCTGGACACGCGCCAACGACGTGGAGTGGCTGCCCCGCCTCAGCGAGCCCTACACGCGGACCTTCCAGGCGTTCGATGGAGCCTTCAGCGATCAGCCGCAGCAGTTCGGCTCGATCGGCGTGCGCATGCAGACGGGCGACCTCGTCTCACCCGTCACCGGCATGGCCTGGGACGGGCGGCGGGCCCGCATCTGGCGCGGGCAGCGCGGCCAGGACACTGGTCAGATGGAGCTGCTGTTCGACGGTGAGTGCGACACCGTCGAGGCGACGAAGAAGGGCTTCACCGTCAAGCTGCGCGGCCCCGGCTACGCCCTGACGCGCAACATGCTGTCCCTGTACAGCGGATCGGGGGACGCGGACGGGACCGGGGACCTCGCCAACACGCCCCGCCCCATGGTGCTGGGCCAGGTGCTCAACGCCGCCCCGGTGTACGTCGACCGTGCGCGGGGCGTGTTCCAGTACCACGGCTATGGTCCCGGGCAGCTCTGGGGCGTGTTTGATGGGGGCTCGGCCCTCCAGTACAGCGGGACCAACCACGCGACCTACGCGGCGCTCAAGGCCGCCAGCCCGGCGCCCGGCTACTACGACACGTGCAACCTCCTGGGCATGGGGCGGCACGGCGGCGAGCCGATCACAGTGCTCACGGTCGACGCCTCGGCCGACGCGACCGCCTCGGGCAAGATTGGCACCATACTGCAGTACCTGGGCACGCTGGCCGGTTGCGCGGTCGACGCCCCGACCATGGGGTGGCTGGATGCCAACCTGACGCACGCCCAGGACAACTACGTGTCCGAGCAGACCACCTACGAGGCGGTGGCCAAGGACATGATGCTCAAGCTGGGTGGCTACCTCGTGTGGACCGCCTCGGGTGCGATGTCGGCAGGCCTCGTGCGCAGGGGTGCTGCCCCGACGCTCGCCCTGGGCCGGGGCAACATCCTTCCCACCCCGACGATCCGCGCCACCGCGCCGCCCTTCTACCGGCGCCGCATGGGCTACCAGCGCGCCTGGAGCGTGCAGACCTTCGCCGAGGTGCGGACGCCGCGCGAGGTCGCCCCCCGGGGCACGTACAGCAGCGGGACCACCTACGCCTACTATGACCTGGTGGCGTTCGGTGCCGACACCTGGCTCCACATCGGGCAGGACCCAACCCGCGGCGTCGACCCCGCCGAGGGCGACGTGTGGACCAAGTTTGGCTACGGCGTCAGCAAGACCTCAGAGCTGACCGACGACGCCCGCCTGGGGCTGACCGCGTCGTGGCCAAGCGTCAGCGACGACGGGAGCGGCAAGCGGCCCAAGGACTACGCCGACGAGACGGCCCGCAACACCGCCAGCAGCATCTCCAACCAGGGCTCACTCGCCACCAAGAACGCGGCCGACTACGGCAGTGACGTGACGGGCACCGGCAAGCCTGACACGTACCGCGTCATGGCCCGGGGCAACGCTGTCGGCGGCAACGTGCCGAGCGGCTACGTCCAGGGCCTGACCCGGGGCGACGGCGGCAACGTCTGGGGCTTCTACGCCCGCAGCTACTCGGTCCTGTGGTACAACCGCACCACCAAGGTCTGGGCGGGCCGCAACTTTGACATCTACGGCAGCAGCGTTGACTATGGGTTCGGTACGGGTGACGGGGGGACCGGGCCGACCGCCATGGCGACCCACCTCAACAACATCCCGCCCGGCTCGCCCGTCGTCGTGTACAGCAGCGACGAGCCGCGGGCCAACCGCCTGAATGGCCCCCTGCCAGCGGCGATGTACCGCTGCGGCGCGAGCCGGTCGCGGTACGGCGCTGGCAACTGGAAGTCGCACGGCGCATACGTCCTGGTTGGCATGGCCGGGGCGGGTGAGGGCAACGCCTCGGCCGAGATGTACTGGGACGGCGGTGCGGACGGCAGCAACCAGTCAATCGTCATCGCCTCCTTCAGCATGGTCGACGGGCGCATCCAGGCGGGCAGCCGCGCGCTCAACAGTGCCGACGAGCTGCTGTACAACGGGGGCGGCACTGTGGGGGCGAAGGAGCCCCAGGAGAAGGGTGCCAACGTCACCGAGAACCGGGTGGCGTCGAGCTTCTACCTGCAGGGCTCGCTCGCCACCCTGAGCAGCCTGTCGAGGACGGGCGGCTACCTGACCGACTTTGGCAACCTGGCTGGCCTCGGCAACATCATGTTCGGGGACGACTACCTGCTGGAGAAGGCGGGCGTCAAGGCGAGCCTGGACAACTTCAAGACCTCCCTGGGGACCGCCCTGGGCATCCTCAACCAGGCCTGGGCCGCCACAAGTGGGTCGCAGGACCGCACCGACAACCAGCGGGTAGCGGTCGGCGGCAACGGGCTGGTCGACACCGAGTTCATGCAGGGGACGACCCTGTGGCCCCCGATATGGGGCGGGAACCCGGCGGGCCAGGGCGTTCAGCGGGGCGTCAACTACGCCAACTCGACTGACAACTACTACGGCGCCAACTCAGTCATATGGGCAAGCGTGCCCGGGGCGACCACCGCTGGCAACAGCATCGAGCTGTGCGCCTCGGGCAGTGAGGTCCGCTACTGGGTGCCGGTCAAGCCGGGCGACAACGTGTACGTCGCGGCACTCCTGGCGCGGCACCGCTGCCAGGGACAGGTCAACGTCCACTGGGTCGACACCAAGGGCGCGTACCAGGGTGAGAACGCGTGGGACGGCGGCCGCTCGGGCGGTGGCAAGGACGGCCTGCCCGCCAACTTTGACCTCGTCGGCGGGTTCATCCCCGCCAACCCCAACGCGGCCTTCGCATGCCTGCGCATCCGCATGAAGCACACCGGGGAGAACGACCCGTTCCTGTTCATGATGCGGCCGCAGATCACGGTCTGCCCCGCCGGGCAGGTGACGCCACCGCCCTACGTGCCGGGGCGGCCCGACGTTCGCGCCGACCGGACTGGCGCGAACGTCGCCCTGGGCTTCCTCAACCAGGGCTCGCTCGCCACCCTGAGCAGCCTGTCCCGCACCAGCGGATACCTCACCGGGTTCGGCAACCTTGCCGGTGAGGGCAACATCGTGTTCGGCGACCAGTACCTGCTAGAGGTGGCGGGCGTCCGCGCAACAAAGGCCAACTTCAAGACCAGCGAGGGCACAGCCTCCGGCATATCCAACCAGGGCGCCCTAGCGACCAAGAGCACGATCGGTGCGGACACGGACCTGTCCGGCACCCTGGCCAACCGCCTGAAGCCTTATGCGGGCGACGCCAATTACCTGCGTGCGTCCCAGCTCGCGTGGGATGAGGGTGGCCGGGTGCAGGACATGAAGCCTGCCGAGGCGGGAGCCAACATCACTGAGAACCGGACGGCGTCCAGCATCTCCAACCAGTCGGCCTTCGCAACCGCCCCTGAGCTGACGCGCTCCAACCTGTTCAACAGCTACTTCAACGCCAGCACGTTCAGCCTCAACTACACAATCACCCGCAGCAATGGCACCGAGACGCTGACCGAATCACTGGCGGTCACGTCCCTGGGCATCGCCTCGGGCATCAGCAACCAGGGCGGGCTCGCCACGAAGGACAGCGTGGGTACTGGGCAGATCAACGCCAACTCAATAGCGGTCCCGGGGTGGGTCAACTTCCCCATGGGGGGATCAATGGCCAGCTACACCCAGAACGTGTGGACTGACTTCGACAACGCGAACGGCGGCTCTGGCGGGACGGGCGGCGGCTCGGGCGGCGGCGGCGGCGGCGTCCGCCCAGGAACGGTGAACCTACAGTGACGGTGCTCGCAACCTACGCCGACTGCCAGCAGGGCGGCATGACAGTCGTCCACCTCAACTGGGAGAGCCAGCAGAGCGGGTCGAGCAGCGACCAGGCCGCCTTCCGCGTCGTGCGACGGGCCGACGGCGAGGCGGACGTTGCCCTGCCGGGCGAGCCCCGGTTCTACATGGGCGGCAACCGCGACGTGCGCGGGTGGACGTTCATTGACGACAAGGTGCCGCAGACAAAGCGCTACTCCTACGTGGTGCAGATCATGCGCCTCAACGGGGGCGGCACGTTCTACGGCATGAACCTGATCGCGAGCCACTACCGGCGCTGACGGGCTTGCCCGCCGCGCCGCCTGGGCGTATGCCCGCCCGCGACAACCGCCCAGGAGGACGACCTTGAAGACCCTCGACAGCGTCACCGACGTGCTCAACGCCATCATGGACTTCCGCGCCGACCACGGCGGCGAGGTGCCCGAGCGCCTGCGCGCGCGGTTCCGCGAGCTGAGCGGCAGCCCGAGCCCGGTGGACCGCATGGTCGGCGTCGGCGAGTTCATCTGGGCCAACCGGGCCGAGCTGCCCCAGGAGGCCAAGGAGCTGGGTGCCGGGGTCATCGCGTTCTGCACGCTCAACGGCTTCCACGGCCTGCTGGACGACAACCGCGGCGACCGGATCGTGTCGCACCTGCGCGCCGAGATGGGTGAGATCAAGTCGCCGGTCGGTGCCGAGCCCGACGGCAAGGTGCAGTACCTGGTGCAGGAAACCGAGCAACCCGCGCCCCCACCTGCCGGGTGAGCTGAGTGGCCGCGACCGCCGCCCGCGCCGCGCTGGTGACGCAGGAGTTCCGGTGGGACCTGCGGCAGCTGAACGGCGTCCTGACCGTCCACCCCCGGGCGCGAGAGGAGGACGCCGAGAGCTACTGCAGCACAGCGGCCGGTGCTGCGGCGGTCAACAGCGACATCCTCGCCCTGCTGAGCGGGGAGTCCCAGCTGATCGAGGTGCCGCTGGACCCCATCCCACCGGGCATCGACTTCGCCCGCCTGTGCCCCACGGCGCGGATCGAGTACCCACCCCTGAACCTCAGCCGCGACGTGCTCGTGGTCGGCCTGTCGTCCTCGGTCGCGGGCGACGGCCGCGAGGTCGGCACCCTCCTGCTGTGGTGACGCATGCCTGACGCCTTCAACATGACGATCATGCGGCCCCCGGCCCTGGCGTACTACGACGGCTCCGCGGGCGGGGCCGGGTACGGCAACATCGTGACCGACCAGCCCGGCGAGCGCGCCGTGTTCACGAAGGGCGGCGGGCACATGCGCGTCGACGCTGGGCGGCCGATCACGGTCAACCAGATCGCTCTGCTGTACACCGACCTGGGGCCGGGCGAGCGGGTCGAGTTCATCGGGTCGAGCGTGGCGGACTTTGCGACCAACGAGCCAGTCGGCTCAGTGGTGATGACCAACGAGGTGTCCAACAGCAACGACCCCGGGTACAGGCACATGTACCTCAACCTGCTCAACAACCCCAAGCAGTACCGCTACTGGCAGGTGGGTGTGTACGGCATGAACGCGGGTCTGCAGAGGTCAGCGGGCCGCCTCGCCCTCGGGCAGGCCCTGCAGGTCGAGTACAACCCTGACTACGGCGCAACCTCGTGGGGCTTTGACGAGGCCCCCGAGCCGGACACGCTCGACAGCGGCGTCTCGATCCTGGACGAGCTGCCCGCCGCCCCCGTCTTCAACTTCTCCATCACATGGGCCACAGAGGCCGAGATGGAGCTGTGGTGGAACCGGGCGTTCGGAGCGCTCCAGTGGCAGCGCCGCCCGGTGCTCGTCGTGAGGCGGCCCGACGCAGCGGACAACCCCTACCGACACTCGGGCATCTTCTGGGGGATCATGCGCCTGCAGCCCTTCGTCGCCGCCCAGTTCGACATGCACGAGGTCCAGGGCAAGGTCAAGTCGCTGGTCTAGGGCTTGCCGCGGCAGCCTGGAGCGAGTACGGGTGGGCCATGTCAGACAACCAGCAGCTCGCAAACGACCTCGGCAGCGCCATCCGCGACGCAGAGGGCGCCCTGGCCCGCCGTGACTACGGCGCCTCCAAGGCCGCCCTGGGTCAGGTCCACGACCTCCTCGGGCAGGCGTTCGTCGCCGCCAACGAGCTGGGGGCTGGGATCGAGTGGGGCCCGGTTGCGGGCCCCTCGCAGAGCGGCGGGACGCCCAAGGGCGAGCCGCAGGCGCAGTGAACCCAGTCACCACCCTCTACCTCGGCGCCTCCGCACTGGCGCTCGCGCTCGCCCTGGCGGCGCCGCGCGGCGAGCGCGAGCACGCCGGGGTGGCGGGGCTGGTGCTGCTGCTCAGCTGCGCCTTCTGCAACCTGACCTGGGCGGGGTCCCAACCCTGGGCCTGGCCAGCCCTGGACGCATCGGTGTTCGTGCTGGTCGCGCACCAGATGAGGCAGCGACCGAGGGCCTGGAAGGCCGTCGTGCTCTACGCCTACTATGGGCAGTTCTGTGCCCACTGGGCCCGGCTCGCCGGGCTCGACAAGGCGGCCTACGAGGCCGTGCTCAACGTGTGGTTCGTCATCATGCTGCTGGCGGTGGCCAGCACTGGGAGTGGGCGTGTTCGAGACTTCATTCGCGGCCATGTGGCTGCTTGGATCAACGCTCGTCGTCGTGGGGACGGCGCTGTGGTGCTGGGGATACTGCGACCGCAGGCAGGACCGGAACAAGCGCGATGAGCGGTGACGACCTCCATGAGGCCGCCCTGGCGCTGGCCCGCATGGCGTGGCCGTTCCTGGGCGGCCTGGGCGGCGCGATCGTCAGCCTGGGGCTCCAACGCAACGAGAGGCTGACGCCCTGGCGCAAGGCGTTCACGGTCATGTCGGGGACGATCCTGGCAGTGTTCGTCGGCCCGCTAATCGTCCTGCAGACCCTGGGTGCAGGGGTCCGGGCGGACAACGAGCTGGTGGGTGCCATCTACTGCCTGACCGGGCTCGCCTCGACCGCCGTGATCGAGAAGATCGTTGGCAAGGTGGGCGACTTCATAGACTGGCTGCCGCTACCGCGAAAGGACGCAAAATGAGCGCCGAGGGCACCCTGAGGCTCATGATGTTCCTACAGCCCTGGGCGAGCGCCGCCCTGGGCCTCTGGATCGTCGCCTACATCCTCCAGCGCCTGTTCTGCTGCGCCTCTCAGTACAGCAGCACCGAGAAGATGGCCATGAGCCTGATCGCGGCTGGGATGGTTATGGCCACCCCAGCGCTGTGGCTGCGCGACACGCCGTTCGACGGGTGGTCATTCAACGTCGCCCGCCTGGGCATCGCCATCTTCATCGTCCGGGGCGGCCTGCGCCGCACCCGGCACCACATCGCCCACCTCCAGCAGGAGGCCTACGGGCAGGGGTTCCTTGAGGGC